AGACGAATAGACTTATGGGTCAAGATGCTCTCCCCGGTAATGATCGTACAGACTTTGATATTAAGGCTAACAAACTAGGATTCACTTCGCTTCGGCAGGGTAATCTAGGGAATAGTCAATACAACGACCTTCGGAGACAACAGTCGAAGCTGGAAGATCAGAAGGCCATTGAGAAGCAAGCACAGGAGCTACATGCGCAGGGCTTGTTTGCTCGTCAGGGCGAGCTAACTTTACAGGGCAAGCGCCTGATGGATAAGTATATTCAGCGAGAGGGTGACCCACAGCAACTAATTTCTCGTGTAGTGTCTGAGGCTGAGAACATGGCTCTGAACAAGCAGCAGCGTCTACAGGGGATTCCTGATGGCTCGTTGAAGTCGATTTATCGCTACAAGAACTATGATCGTAGCCGGAAGTACAACAATGCAGATTAGTCATAATGGTATAGAGTTCCTTAAGGATGCGGAGGGATTTCGTGATAAAGCTTATAGAGACTCAGTTGGAGTGTGGACCGTTGGCTATGGTACAACCCGCATCTACGGTAAGCCTGTTGAAGCAGGGCAAACGTGTACACAGAACGAGGCGGAGCTTTGGCTCACGGCTGACACGGCAAGCGTCCAAACGGCCATTAATAGATCGGTTCGAGCGCCACTTCGGCAGAATCAATATGACGCACTAGTGTCGTTTGTTTACAACATAGGGATTCAGGCATTCCAGAATTCCACCATGTTGAAGAAGCTGAATGCTGGTGACTACTCAGGAGCAGCAGCGGAGTTTCCACGATGGGACAAGGCAGGGGGTCAGGTGATCCCCGGCTTACACAGCCGACGACTCCGAGAACAGAGTTTGTTCACACAATGAAAAGGGCCCTTCGGGGCCCTTTAGTTTATGTGCTCATGAATCACCAAAGAGTCCTCGACTCTGGGGTGACATTTACAATCTGTAAAACTATGCTCAGGAAGCATATAGCCTTCATCGTCACAGGGAACAACGTGGATGAATTCTTCATCGTCGTCCCTTAAATCAAACACACCCCAACTCATTCTGTACAAATCACTCCAATGGGGATGATGATGATAAGCTTCTTGTCTCCACGTTGGATGGGCACCTTCATTAAAGTGTTGGGCTCAAAACGGTTAGGACCAAGAGCATCAGGATCAAGAAGAATATCTCCCTCTTTAAGGCCCGCTTTCTCGGCTGGTGTTCCGTGACCCACATCGACAATCTCACCACTGCCGTAATTAATATGAATACCAATACCGTCATATTTATCCGTACAGGCTAGGCCTAGTCCTTCTGCATCCCGTCCTACCAGCACACGAGGCGTCATCATTGGCGCCTCTTCTGTTTTCTCGGGTTTCTTTTCAATAGGTAATGGGATACGACCGCACGATACTGCTGTCGCCAGAACTATTGTATGGAGCAGTAAAGTACCACCAACCCCAAATATGCGTTTCAGAGTTCTTTCTCCCAATATATGGCGGTTGGGAGTCCCCACCTGTAGATGGGATCAAAGACTTTCCATCCGCATCGGATGAAGCTGTTGGCAGAAGCAACATTTTCTGTGGTGCAGTCACTAACTACCCTCTTCACTCCCATCTTCTTCACCGTCGAGCACAGGTATCTCATAATACGTGCCTGAATCCTTTTCCCCCGGTAGCGATCCAGTACCCCGACGCGGCTGAGATACCAATTCTGACTCCCGTCCTCGGCCTTCGGAAGAGGCCGAATGCAGCCGAAGGCTACTGGCAGAGTCAGGTCGTAAAGGATTACCCATATATCGTTTTCTCCATGTTCCTCCATATCGTCCAAAGGGAGGGTTTCCCTATGGAGATAGCGGAGAGCAAACTCCTGTTCTTTGAAATCAACTTGCTTGAGTTTCATTAAACACCACAGCTACCGCCATGCCCGGTGTACTCACATACGTCTGTTTCTTCAAAGATTGTGTCCTTGTGTTTGATGGCATCTTCGTAGTCCACTGCCGTTAGCGGCTGACCGCCTCTAGCTCCATCTGGATAGCAGGTGAACCCACGGAGGCGTCCAGCGTATCTTGCAAGTGTGTTTGCAAAACTTCCGACAAGTCCCTCATTATTTCCCTTAGTTCCCCAAGAGGGAAGGTTGATGGTACTTGAAATTGACATGTCCACGAAGTCCTGTACGTCCGCTTGGAACTTGATGCGCCTTTCAGGATCATAGGCTAGGTCGATTGAGGTTTCGATGTCAGCGGGATTGATTCCTTGCTCGACGAGCGCCGCTGCTGTTCCATCAACAACAAATTGATAACGCCATTTGGTTCCGTCAGTGAGGAAACGACGCTTGTAAGCCGTTGCAAACGCAGGCTCAATTCCCGTAGTTGTGCCAGCGAGGATTCCGATAGAACCTGTGGGTGCGATAGCGCGGTACGCAACAGGCCTACTGATGTAGTAACGTTCGCAATGCGCATTGGCAGCCGCCTCAGATTCGGTTCGGTAGGTTCCCAACCACGATGATAGTGCTTCATTTACTTCGTATCTGTAGTTGCGCTTGAGAAGCCATTCGTGGATACCCATGAGGCCCAACCCCAAACGTCGATTCTTTTCCCTGACTTTGTATACCTTCTCGTAGGGTAGATCAGCGCGGAGAGTTCCACACACGAGGAACTTAGACGCGAGATGGACAACATCTTTGAATTGCTCCAGACTGTCAATATTGCCCAGATTGACTGAGCCAAGATTGCATACGTCAGAGTCATCCTCAGATGTAACTTCGGTGCATGCGTTGCGAAGAGTTTCATTCTGTTTATCACCAAAGTTAAACGAGAAGCCGGGCTCCCCTGTTTTCAGAGCCTGCCTTACATTTTGTAAAAAGACCGAATTAGCAGCAAGCTGCTGTGCCGCCACAGTCGGCTCGTGTAAGTAATTACCAATAGCAGCGTCGTCATAGTTGACGCTGATGTTGGTCATATCTAGAGGGGCGGGAAAATTGAAATCTTTCGCCTTTTGCTCTCGGATAACTTCTGACCAATTTTTTGATTTAAGGAAATCAGATATGTCTGCATGTTGCCAATTGAGGCTTGCATAAATCGCAGAACGTCGGCTTCCTCCCTGCATAACATTCCGTCCGATTTCATTGATTGCAAACATGAGGGGGATAGGGCCAGAAGCTGTACCACCAGTTCTTGATAAAGCCTTTCCAGCTCCGCGAAGTCTACTGTAGTCGATGCCAATTCCGCCTCCTGTCATTAGACAGGACATTGCCCGCCATGTTACTGCTGACCATTCTTCTCGGGTATCTTCCTCTGCCCGGAGAAGGTAACAGTTATTGTACGCCTTATAGGGTCTTCCTGCATAGTACAGGTAGCGACCTCCGGGTAGAAATCGCATATGTTTAATATGCTCAGCAAGCTCTCCTCGATCACCTGCTGACATGAGGGCGTGTTGAGTGCCCCACCTAGTTCCACAGACGTCTTCAACCACCCTATCTGCCAATTGATCCCATGTATCGGAGGGTCCTTGGGCGTACTTGAATCGGAAGACATTCTCACCGAAGGTTGTTCTGAACCGCTTTGTCGTTGTCAATATAATCCTCTTCTTCTGGCTCGTATTCTTTGATTTGTTCTTCTGCTTCTTCTTCTTCGATGCGTCTGACTAGGTATTTCTTCTTACCGAAGACACGTTCTTTCTCTTGATCGAAACGCTTATTCTTCATAGTGACGCGCAATGCGGCTCAAGTTGTCAAGGACATGCTCATGGAAAGCATCCACAAGCATGTCCGAGTCCACTTCCAGCAATTCGAGAAGAGTTACTTCGTCCTCTAGGCGAAGGCGTTGGAGTAACTCTTTGAAGTCCATTAGTCGATGTACTCTACAGGAATGTCGTTCTCACGAGCGAATGCAATTTCACGGGTGACCCCGTTGCTGTGCTGCCAACCCGGCATACGATAGACAACCAGCCGGTCAGCGTGTCGCAATACTCCGAAGTCTTGACGCAGCCAGAAATCTCCGTCGTGTCGTGTGTCCATACCATTGACTTCAATGGGGTGACTGTGGGCAATCGGACAGAATACAACTTCTCCACCTTCCATTAGTTCTGCCGCTTTGCGGCACACCTTCTTGAATCGTCGTGTCAGGAGGTTCTTAATGCTCTGCTCAGTGTGAGTCTCAGGATTAAGAACGCTGTAGGGACTAGCTAGATAAATCATTAGTAGATGTCTCCATTTTCCTTGATTTTCACATCCTCATAGGGAGCAACTGCCCGCCTATAAAATTCAAGCTTACAACACTCCAAAGCACCAACCACAGAGTTGTAATCGGAGTATCGAGCATTGTCTCCAAGATATTCGAGACAGAGCTTGGTGATGAGGAAATTGAGTTCACCGGGAGTAGCGGGGCCATCGTCCCCTTGTAGCAGTTGTGTTTGCTCTATGTCTGAGATATAGGGCATTGCATTAGCTACCGAAGACAGTTTGAATGATTTGAATTTCAGCAGCGAGCATCATGTACACGAGGTAGAAGAATGCTGTGCCACTTACGAAGCTGGCGGCGGCTGATAGCCAGTAGAGCTTAGGAACATTAGTGCGATTAAGGAAAGCGTTAACAACGTCATTCACCTGTTGGAGAAACCAAAAGAAAGCAGCAAACCAAAAAAGAGCGGTAGCATCCATTATTTATCCCTTAAAAAGAGTTCGAGTCTAGCGAGTGCATTCCATGCTGCGTGGGCGGCATGAGAGAGTTTTGAATCCGGGTCGAAAGATTCTCCAAGTCCTTCTTTGGCAAGGTGACGAGCCATCGCATCACTGTAACGTTCAAAGCCTCCCGGTACGGATTCCCAACCTTTCCAAGCATATTTAGATGCTCCAAAATTTGATACAAGAGCAACCTGTTCACATGCTCTAGGGAAATATGCAAGTAGCCCTCGAAAGATTGGCGCTTTGCCTGCATCCAGCTTGGCTCCGGGTTCGTGAGCATGTCGTCCATTGGGATCAGCTTCCATAGCGCCCATTGATATATCTTAGGGACACGAACATTTCGTCGAAGGCTCCGTCTTCAACTTCGTGGAGCATAATGACTCCCCGCCAGTGTCGGTTGCCTTGAGGCCCCATGTAGTCTTCATCGTGCTCATAGCATGAGCCTGCAATAATTGATGTAATGGTTGCGCCGTCTGCTCTAGTTGCGTAAGCAATTTGTTTACCCTGTTGATGTCCAGCGATGGAGGACATGTTGGTTTTGCGAAGTTGCGCTGCCGCAGTTCCAGCAGGGCGGCCAGCCACACCAGTAACGAAGTAATGACTAAAGGCAATACCTCCAAGTACGAGTACATCAAGGAAGGGTACAACATTCCAATCAGCGTCATACCCAAGATCACTGATGTTAAGAACCCCATCAAGTTTAGGGTCGTTGTTGACAGCCTTGTTAATCCGGTTTTCATGATTGCCGATCAGGAGGTACTTGTCGGGGGAGTATTGCTTTTTTCCGTTCTTCCGCTGCCGGATATTGTAACTAACGATAGGTTCGTGTAAGGCAACCATTCCGTCCTTTGCGGACTGAATATCCTCAACATATCTGCGACCTTCGAAAGCTTTCGTACCAACATCGTAAGAACTGAGAGAAGGCATATCTGCGTGGTCGCCAAGATGCACAATAGCATCTGGCTGTTTGTCCACGATAAATCGTCCAATGTTTTTAAGATACTCAACACTGTGTCCCGGTTTAACCTGCGTGTCTGGAATTACAAGTATTTTCATTAGTTGATGTTTGGATGTTGAATCCTCATTGCTGAGTCTTCGGGCTCATCCGGCTCTTGTAGCATGAAGGTGTAGCCTGCGGCTAGCAGGTCTTGGATACCGTATTGCAGAAGGAAACTTATTTCCCTAGCATTGAGGCTGCCCTCGAAAATAATCTCACCACTCTCTGGATTGCGGGTTCTAACCTCAATTTTCATTTTTCTTCTTTCGTTTTAATTTTGTGACATGGCTTGCATACTGCCTGTAGATTGTTCTTTTCACAAAATAGCCGTTTAATGTAGGTGTCCCATGTTGTAAAGCCCTTCTTAGGGTCCACAACTGGTTTAATGTGGTCCACTTGAATCTCCGACGAAGGTACATCAGAGCCACATATGGCACACCTAAAGTGCTGCGCAATACGATTGGTTCGGGTATTCCGTTTCTTATCCGTCTTCGCCGCATTTAATGTCTCGAACTTTGGAGGCCAACGCCGGGTGCCTGATCGTAGAACAGACACAATGAAGGCGTGCTTACGCGCTGGTGTCCACTCGGAAGTCTTCCCACCTTTCCGTCGGGTCATCGTTCAGCTTCCTCCAAATCCAGAGACACTTGGCATTCATGTCCATTTCTTCATTGCAATCATACGCTGCTGCCACTCTGCGATAAAGCTCCTCTTCGGTGTTGGCACCTTCAAGGTGTTCAGCGGCGCCGACCTTTCCAACTTGGACAACACCTTTGATGTTGTCTGTGGGGTCGCCGACAAGCATTTGATAGTAGAAGAATCGGAGGCCATCGAAGGGGGTGACGAAATACTTTCGTGCTTCCTTGACGACGATGCCTTTCCGTTTGAGTTCTGGACTATAATGCCATCCCGGTATTTGATCTAAGTCTTTGTCGATGGAGCTAATCATGCTCTCAACGCCAGCATCCATGTTGGCTGTCTGTTCCACCCCTAGCAGATCGTCTGCTTCACAACCCTCTGCCTCTATGGCTGAGAACTTCCTGATGAGGAAATCTTTTACGATTTGTAAATGTTGCGGGCGGGGAACTTTAAGCCGATTGGCCTTGTATTCAGGATAAACCTTGTGACGGAAATTTCCCTCTCCCGTCACATAGAGTTTATATTCTGGATTGTTGAGGCGCTCTAGTAGACTCTCTAGCCCATTCTCTGCGTTATGGCAGGCGAAGTTGGGTGGGTCTTGCTCCGCCATTGCAGCGGAGGCGTAACAGAGCGTATCAGCATCAATTAAAACTATCACTCTGCCGTCGCAGTCTCCACGGCCGGAACGTCATAGACGTAGGCGACAATCTGATCGGCAAGATCAAACACCTCCTGATTGGAACCTACTGGAACCTCTAGGTACTTGATAAGCTCGATGGCATGGCCGATTGAACTTTGCTTGACGATGAGACGTTGGCGGTCACTATCGGGGACCCATGCAGACTTAGCAGCCTTCGCATCTCCCTGACCAGCCGCCTGGGCATCACCACTGATTTTGGTTGCGCCTGTCCAGACTGTGTAGTCCTTGTCGTCCTTGCCTGTGGTGACTTCATACAGTTCGCCTTCCTTGGCGTCCTTTAGGGCAGCAAATGCTGCGGGGTTGGCAAACGAAATGAGCTTCCAGCTTTTGGTTTCACCGCGCTGATTCTTGTAACTAATTTCAGCAACTTGATAACGCTTGACGTTGCTAACTGCTACACTGATAATACTAATTTGCATTAAATGAGTTCCTTTGGAATGTACATGGCATGCTCAGTTTGGATGAATCCCTTAACAGGGTCGAAGAACTGAACATCAGTTAAAACACGAGATTGTCCATCAACGTAGATGAGAATGTCGGGCACGGCATCCGGCCGGCCTAGCTTCTCTTGTGGGTACATCCCGCGCGATGCGTCATACCCAATGGGAGTTAGAGCGTCAATAGGTCGCTTCCTTTCATTGAAGCTCCAAGAGCTTCATATCCTTTTTGTTTGGTCCTGCGGATACTTCGCAGGTGAGGGGCAGAGAGAAGTCGTATTTCCAAATATCACGACATAGCTGAGGCACAGCCTCAATACTCTCTTTTAAAATAGTCCCTATATTATACACGTTTTCTTCTGGCGTGTCAACTACTATCGAGTCGTGGATTGTGCTGACGAGTAAATCGCTAGGCCCTTCAATCTCTCTAAGCCTACGATTACATTCCAGCCTTGCGAGCATAACAAGATCGGCTCCAAATCCTTGCACGGGATAGTTTTTAACTTTTGTATCAGGCCATTTAAGTCCCCACTGAGTTTCTTCATATCCGAAAGGATAATAGCGGCCTGAGGGGATAGTGAGACATCCGTTTTGTTTTGCTTCATGATCTATGTCTTTGTGCCACTTGGCGATGCCGTGGTATTTGGCGTAGTATTTGTCGATGACCTCTTGCCAAAAACGCTCGCTTCGGGATACCCCCATAAAATCCGAATCATGCGCATAGCTGTACGCGCTTCCTCCGTAGATAAGCCTGAACTTAAAGATTTTTGCAATAAGACGGCCAGCTTTCCCTTCACCGAGTCCAAAAGCTCGCTGGTTGTTTCCATGGATATCTTCCTTGTCGATGATTTCCTGCCGGAGAACGGAATCGTTGCTGAGTTGAGCAGCAACAACAACCTCTAGCCCCTTTACGTCAGCATTTACAAGCAAGCACTTTCCTCAACTGCGTTAAGAGCCAGATATAGCAGGATGGCGAACGGGATACCTAGTAACAAAAAACTCATCTACTTCCTCCGGAGCATTCTGCATATTTGGTCTGCTAGACGAAAGCCGTCCAGTCCTAGCCACAACTTGATTAAACTGACCGTGGATATAGTTTCCCTCCCAATGCATTTCTTCAATTAGCGCCGGCATAGCACTAAGATAAGTGCCAATGAGCTTAGTGATAGTAGCACGACGGAGTAGAAGCTCAATGATCCGTCTAGACTCTTTTGTTTTTGCCTTGAGTTGTATGAGGGTGTCTTCTGCTGTGGAGTAGAAGGTTCGCTCCGCAGTAGACTTTTTAAGAGCCGTTCCGCGGAGGGGGCTAAAGTGCCCGACGAAGTTATATTGATTTGTTCGTTGGTACTCATTTCTTATGTAGGCTTCCCCTTTCTTTGGGCCGCTCTTATAGATGCGTTCGACTGGAAGGTAAACGTCCTCGGTAAAAGAACCGCCATACAGGAAAGCACTAAGCTGATCGCCAGAGTCCCAATTAATTTTTGTAACGCTGTAGGAGTCAAGTTCTTTCTCGATGCCTATTAGTTCTTCGGTGAGTTGGTCACTTCGTCGCTGGCTGCCTTCAACGTCGTATTTGAACCCGTTGAATTCCATGTCTCGCAGTACCAAAAGATCGAGCCCGCAAAGGCGTATAAGACGAGAGAGGCCATCATCCATGCGGTGATCTTGAAGTTGGGCCAAGTAAACGGAGTGAGTAAGGTCCACATCACGATTACCATAAGACTCGACAACATCACGGGGGATGGATTCGGTGGAAATACCCTTCGCCCAATATTCCGCAACAGCATCTTCTTTTACTCCGAGGTTGTATTTTTCTGTGAGGTCGTTGAGGCTTGCGAACGAATTTGTTTGACCAGATAGAATGAATTCAGCAAGCTGAGTATCCCAAATACGACAGTGCCTACCGGGTCGGATTCCGTGATGAAGACACCAAGACAAATCAAACTTACCACTGTGAGTAATGATAAGGCTCGCACCTTCCACCGATTCACGGAGGCTGGTGAGGAAATCTGCGTCAGTGTAGTAGCTACAAACTGTTTGACCGTCGCCACGCTTTGTGTGATGACTGACAATAAAGTTTCGAGTGTCATAGGGGTTTCCCTTGTTGAATGTGGTTGTTTCCAAATCCAAGGTTAAGACCATCTGGAAAGGACTTTCTTAGCAAAGCTTTGTAGTTGTTCCACCGTAGCATTACTTTTCATTGTGTTTGCTAGATGGGAAATTACCTCTATATTTCCCTTAATATACCCTAGCTCTGGAACAATTCTGTCTAGTGACATAATAGTTTCTCGGCTATGGCCTCTAGGAACATGAGTAGATAATTCAATTCCTGTGTATGGGCAGTGAGTGGGAATCACAATATCTTCTTCCGTAATGTCAAACGGAAGTCCTTTAACTTTAGCCCGGCGACGTGCTGCCCATAACATTCGCTTGGCCGGGTTATTACTCATATAGGCTTTACGCCAAGGTTTCTCCCATTCATTACGAGTAAGCAATGACATCTTTGTATCGGGCTATCTCTGGCTGGATAAGTACCTCGAACCGGCCGTGCCGTAGAGCAGGCTCAGAGTCCTTGTCGCCCATAAGCTTGTTTTTACTGATGTTGATATAGCGTATGTATTCAGCATCTTGATCGTGGGTTTTTCCAATGCCAATGATGAAGTCTGCCTCCGCTTGTTTGCTAGTTTTTGCATTGGCGACGTTCGCCATTGTGAGCCACTTCTGGCCTTCTCCTGTTCCATCAGCTTGGCACACTGCAATTGTCGGCGCGTATTGCTTTGCCAATTCCCGTGCCCATTGATAGATAGCACCGAGTAATAGGTCGTCCCGATCAGCTTTAAAGCCTTTAATTTTGTCAATCTGGTCATAGATGATTAAAGACGGTCGAACTGCCTCAATGATTCGTTCCACATTAGACTTGTTGATATCAGTGCGCGAACTGTTGACGAGCCTAAATCGTCCGCCAACCTGCTCATTGAATAGCTTGTTGAAACGCACGACGTTAGCCATGAGTGCGTCAAGCTTAATGCCAAAATAGGATTGAACCACACGAAGCATTACCTTTGAGTCTTGTTCTTCGTTGTTGAACCATAGAACGGGTCCACTGACTTGAGCAAGTGCGTTAGCAACTGTATCCGCAATAAATGTAGTTTTACCAGTTTCGGGTCGCGCAAAGACAAACCCGAAATCTCCCGGTCTAATCGAGCCAAGAGACTTGTTAAGGCAGTCCAGTCTCCATCGGATTCCGGGTTTGGCGACTGTTTCAGCAACTAGATTCTCAATGTTGGTGGTTAGGAAAGTGTCTTCCTCTACAGCCACCACAGGGGCCTTCTCTACAGAGTCTAGGAGGCTGTGAACCTCTTCGACAGTGGCTAAGCCTTGGGACGCCTTGTAGGCTGTCTCAGACAGGCTTATGAGGGCCTTCCTGCGCGCAATGGTAGCGAGGATTTGTTGACCTACAGCCTCATCTATCTGGGTCCGTCCTAATTGGTCGAACAGCCCGGAGTAAATGTCTTTAGAGGCATCAGGGTATTTAGCCCAGAAATACGTTTGGAGTTCATCGAGGTTGAACTGCTCGTGGTCGGGAAACGACTGATGCAGGTCTTGCAGGCACTGGTATAAGTACCAAACCTCTCGGTGGTTTTCCCGTAGGTCAGGGATGTCCACCGCAGCAAAGTATTTGTTATAGGCTTCTCTGTTCAGGAGAAGCTTGCACAGAGTAAGTTCGTTCAATCAGAGATATTTTGTTTTTTACAAAAAGTAAGAAAGGGGAAGGGTTGTGTTTAGCCACCCTTCCCCATGTACATTATTATTCTTTATAATTATTATACACTAACAGAGAGCTTTTGTCAAGCTCTCTTTTCTTTTGTTCTTTTTCTTTAAATACTTTTCTTTGTCTTACACTCTTCCCTGCTTACACTATTATTCTAGCATATTTTTAGGGAAAAGTCAAGTTGTATTTTTACAACACTTGGGAGTTAACAATCTCCCCAATCTTTGAACTCGTCAGGCACTTCGGGTCTTGCTCGGTGTGGACATAGCGAACAGGCAGGCCGGTAAGGAGGGATAGAGCACCAGCGCGTTTTGGCGCATGGCCCTCCTGATCCTTGTCCAACCACATCAACACAGGCAAGCCGATGTTTCTCAGCGTCGCTACAGCCGACGCGAAGACTCGGGTTCCAAAAAGAGGTATACATGGTGTGTGCTGTCCTACTTTGTGGGCGGAAATAAGGTCTTCAACGACCACCGTGACGGGGCCGGTTGTTCCGTATCCGACGACGTGTGCCCTCTCGTGGCTGTTCCCCCAAACGTACCATTTGCGGGGTGGCCTGTCAAAAGCTTCGGCGTCCCCGAGGAATCGTCCCACACTAAATCCGGTGGGCTCACCAACGGTAAACACAAGGCGCTGATGGGCTTCTGACCATCCGACGAACGGCGACCAGTATTTCCAGCCGAGTCCGTATTGGAGGAGCCATTGCCATGCGAAGCTTGGGACTTCTCTGGTGAAGTCAGCAGGTAGGGTTTTTGTGTCATTTAATCCATCGCATGAATTGCTAGGAGGCACCCAACGAATGCCACTAACGCCCCTGTGATAGCCGCAACTAAAGCAGTGGGACCCGCCATCAGAGTAGACAGCAAGGTTGTCACCACGCCTATCACGACCATTGTCAACGCAACGTGGGCAAGCTTCATAGTGATCGAACGCCATAGAGCACCCACCGTGATTCTCCTGACTTACGTTTCTTCCTGCGTGCGAAGGTGTAAACCTTATTCATCTTCTTCTTCCGCTCCGTCGAACAGG